AAATACTATAAAAATTGAAAAAATTCGTTAACCCATCTTTTTATCTGCAATTTCTGCCCTTCTTATCTGATCTTTAAAAAACTTTGCTTTATCTTGATCCCAATCATCAGCTTGTTTTCCTGTAAATTTAGTGTATAAATCACCTAAATTACCAATGACTTTATCATCCCCTACTCTTTTTCTTGCTTTACTATTAAATGGTAAAGCATAATATCTTCCATCGTCTCTTTTAAAGACATCATAATTTTTTGGTGATCTTTTCTCATAACTATCAATCAAATCATATAATGCAACAACATTTTTTATTAATGTTGCTTTTTGATCAGATGCATCAACATTCCATTTTTGTGTTTGTGCATCAAAAGCAGATAATTTTTGTTGTATTTCATCAGGTAAGTCTACTGAATCAGTACCACCAACACTTTGTGTTCCAACATCCGAAGGTGGTTGCACTGCAACTACAACGTCTAATTGTTTATCATTTGGATTATATAATGGGCGAAGATTTTTACCTTCTGGTGGAAATTTTTTCCCTGTTAAAAATGCAGAGGTGATTCCTTTTAGTTTAAATAATCTCCATCCGGGTTGACGACTACGACCATACTCATTGTTATCAAAATATTCATGATTTCTTCTTGGTGGATGGTGCGCCCATCTACCAACATCATTATATGAATCAGAAGCACCTGCTTGTTCCCATGCACGTACCGCTAAATCACCAGAACCTTTTTTGGTTTTAATAAAACCCATTGCATATGGTTCAATTGTTCGATACCCTCTGTTTATGGTATCATCACCTGCATAAAATATTTTTAAAATTTCACGATTATTTATAGCATCGGCAATATCTCCCCTACTCGCATTCTCTTTAAGAAGCGTTCGGAAATTCTTAATATTGTCAAATATAACTTCGTGTTCTAAAAGCATTATGCATTGTTGATGTTGTATGGGTTATTTAAACTATACTTGTTTTTTGCTTTAGCTTCATTTCTTTTCTGAATATCAGTTCTGCTACCAATTGAATCAGTTTCACCCTTTCCTTTTTCATCACCATCAGACTTTGCATTTTCATGTCCAATGTTGTAAGTATCACCTTCTTGATATTCATTTCTTGCTATTTCTCTTTCACGAAATTCTTCACTTATTCTTGATAAGTTACTTGACGTATCGTTTTGATCTTGTTTTAAAGGCATTTTATTCTCTTTTTATATAAAGTTATTTATTATAAATACTTATTCATATTCTTTAATTGCAATATTTATGTAATCCATTAGATTTGGCACTGTGTCAAGAAATTTTATTTCATTATAACCAAACCAACCATAACCTTGATTTTCAAAATCTAATTTAATATTGAATGGATCACCATCATATTTACCAATAAAAAGATGTTCAACTGAATCAGGGTTTCGTTGCATTACAGCTTTTTCAAGAAGATTATCTATAACCAATCCTGTTTCTTCTTTAATCTCTCTTTTACAACCAGCAATTGGTTCTTCACCTTCTTCTACACCACCACCAACTAATGCCCATTTGTTAGGCATCCATTGATCAGGATATGTTGATCTTTTTAATAGAAGAATTCTTTTTTCTTCATTAAAGATAATTGCCAACGCATTTTTTGTTAATTCTGGTTTTTCTTCAACTTCTTTTTCTTCGGCTTCACCTAATTTTGTTGGTTTTAAACCAAGTTTCATGTTTGGATGAATCTGTGAGGTCGCATCTTTTGATGTTTTAGCACCATGTCTATCTGCTTCTAATGTATGCTCAATAAAATTGCGCATATTATTCCCACCAGATAATTCATATTCTTGCATGGAATCAGATGTTTGGTCAAAATGATCAAAAAAGTTTTTTATTCTTTTCATCATTTGATACGTAGCATACCCATTATTAACCAAAAACTTTGCTCTCTTAACACCCTCACCACTTAAATCATTTGAACTCATTAACTTTGCTTTAAGTTCTTTGATTATAGGTAGAGGAATGGGATATTTTTTATCATATAATTCAGAATTCATTACTTCTTTTTCTTTACTTCAAGTAAGTTCATTAATTTATCTAACTCATTCTTTGGTAGTTGAGAAAGAAGATCGGCAACTTTATCTAATTTATTTGCACTTAATTCTTTCTTATCTTTTTTTACAATATCGTTTGATTTCTTTTTCTTAGTTAGTTTATCTTCAACAACCTTTGCTTCGTTAATATCTTTTTTCATATGAGGTTCTAATATTTTTAATATATCAGATGCCCATTCGTAATCATGTTCTCTACTACCTTCTGGTTGTGATTCAAAATCAACTCTTTGATGAAGTTTCCAATCTGTTTCTAATTTATCGGGATTTTCATGATAAAAATCTAATGTTTCAAGATACTTCTCATACATCTTTCTTGCTAACTTATTTTCAACATTTTTATTATCTTCTTCTGATTCATAAAAATAAAATCCGAATCGACCTAAAAAGTCGTTTTTATAGTTTTGATGTGCTATTCTTGCATTTTTGTCAGTAGTTCCACCAGCTTCGGTTTCTTTGTTAGCACCAGTGGTTGGTTCATCACTTCCACCAACAAGATTGTTATTAGAATCAATAACTTCTTCTATCTCTGATTTTTTAAATTTCTTTTCCATAGAATACTTTTTTTATAAATACTATAAAAAAAAGGGATTTTTAAAAATCCCCTTCATCTATGTCAAAATATTCTGCTGGTATACTTTCATTTCCACCAGATGCCTCTGCAAGCATTTCATCGAATGCTGATTTTGATTCTGGTATTTCTTTAAAAACAAAATCCATATCCCATTCCCAAGGTAAGTTAAATTTTTTCTTAAAATCTTTAAATACTTCTATTTTTAAGTCTTTCACGTCTTGAACACGTGCTTGGAATTCTTCTACCTTTGCATCACCCTCAACACGTAATTTTTCAATCTTCTCCATTTCTTCTATTTCAAGTCGCTCCATTTCTTCCTCTGTTGGAGAAGCAGGAATTTCCATTTCTTCTCGAAGAATTTCGATAAACTCACCATTATTATAACCTAAATTGTATGTATCAAAGTTTTTCAATAAAACATAATCACCTTTATTTATTTCATCATTTACTGATTTAACTGATTTCTTACCAGCTTTAACCATTTGATCTGAAACCCACTTAACTTTGAATTCATAAATTTCAGGATATAGTTTATGTTGTTCAGAAACAGTATAACCATCCCAAATACGACTTGGGTCATATCCAGTTCTATTCCAAAATTCAACTTCTTTCTCTTCCAAACACATTGAACTTTCCAAATCATCTGCATCGAAATTCTTCAATTCAAGTTGTTCTTTGGTGAACATATTTTTTGCTAATGTTCTTTCTGAATATGATTTACCAGCAGCATCTTTTTTCTTTTCTTGTTTTACTACTACTAAAATATCTTCTCGAACCTCTTCATCAAAACCATCAAGAAGAACCTTAACACGTGTATTAAATGCATCAAGATATTTTTCAATATTATATTCACCTGTCATATCAGGATTTTCTTCTAAGTCTTTTGCATTGATTAATTTACAGTTAAGATTCATTTCACCAGTTTTTGGGTCTTTCTTAACATCACCATGCGATTTACGTTCACCAGTATTCACATAATATATCATTGAATCCAATTCTGGTTCAGGTGGCATCCAAACATCAACTAAATTTAAAATTTCAACATCAGTAAATGTGTCTTTTGCTTTTTCTGGATGAAACTTACCTGCCTCTAACAATTCATCATACTTTTCTTCAAAAAGTTCTTTTGCAATCTTGGCACGTTCAGCCACAATCAATTCCATATGTGCTTGAGACGCTTTAGGTTTACCATTCTTATCCGTACCACGATTCAAATAGTCTTTTATGCTATTCTTATATTTTGATTTTGATGCTATCTTTTTCAATGGTATTTGTTTGTAATAAATTTTTTCAGCATAATCCTGATAATAATCTACAAACTCTTTACCTTTACCATGAAGAATCATTTCAAGACCAACATCAATGAAATCTTCAATAAATTCTGGCATTGTTTTACTCTTGATAGTATTACCAGTGAGTTTTACTTTCAATTTAGTTTCACCAGTTTCTTTATCTTTCTTTTCTTGCAACAATGCGTAATTAATTCTTGACAAATTAAGACAAGATACAAACTCACCATCATTATCAACTGACATATATGGTGGTGGCATTTCTTCTTCATTGAATTTTTTTATCAACGCTGCAACCCCAACTTCGCCTTTATATTGCCACGCTTCTTCATTGCGCATTAAACCTCGTTTTAAATCAACACCATCATCCCTTACCTGCCAACTGGTAAGATCAGGAATTGCAAAGTTAACACCATCAGTTACTGCTAATAATGGAACACATCCAAACTTATTGAACCAATCCATAACTTGACGTAAATAAACTCTACCACTACAAGTAATTCTTGCAGCGCAAGTATTATCAGACCAATTGAACGCATATCCTGAACCAAGTGCACCAAACAATGAGTTATTCAAAATCTTAATAGGTAATTGCTTAACCTTGTACAAGTTACGTTGTTCTTTGGTAAATCCAGTTCCATCAACTAAGATCATATAACTTTCTTCATCAATATGTCTAAGTAACATTACTTCATCATCAGCCAAATCACTGCCATTAGCCAATTTCTTATAGATGTTACGAGTGGTTGTCATGTAAGTAAGCATCTTTTGGATTACACCAGTGATATCAAATAATGGGAATACACCCCAAGTAAGTTGTATCATTGGATAAAGTGATGCAAAGTCAATCTTCACCAATCTTTTTGTATAACCTTTCTTATAACAACGTGCAAGACCACCAGAGAAACGTTCCATTTTATCTGGTTCTGGTATTGCCAAATCATTTTCATAACTCCATGCTGTCATTAAAAGATTCCAGACGGCAGCATTACCCATTGTTGCTGCACGACCATAACTTGTTGGTACGATCTTAGCTAACAAAAATGATGATTGATTGTAAAGATTATCAACTTGTTCAGTTTCCCAAAGGTCATCTAAAAGATATTGACGTAAGATTTTCTTACCAGTGATAAATTTAACATTACCCTTTATAGATGAATAATCATGAAATAATTCACTACTATTTTCTCTAAACCATTTTACAAAATCTTTATCTTCATTTAGAAATGCTTTTTTAAATGCTTTATATTTGTTTTCAGGTAAAGTATCTTTCTTTAATTGAAGTACCAATAAATTCTTTGCAATATCTTGAAACTGATCTGGTATTTGAATATAGCGATTGTTTTCAGGGTTGATGATATGAATTTTATTATCATGCCACATTTTACCAATACCACCATCTTCACCATCAATATACATTCGGTTTTCCTTTGCTATTTCTTCATATTTACAAACATATTTTAACTTGTTGTTTTTCAAGTCACTATTGATTGCTGCTGTTCTTTTTACAGCATGAAGAATATCAAGAACAGTAAAACCCCACATGATAGTTTTCATGTAATCTTCTGTTTGATTACCAAACTTAACAGTAGCAGGTTTTCTTTTTAATTTTTCAACCGCACTTAAAGAGGTATTAAGTGAATCAATATTCATCCCCAATAATTTTGCTCGACCTAAAATAAAATCAAAGTCAAACATTTCAGAGTTATAACCCATGATAACGGCAGGTTTAACATAACTAAGAGTGTTGAAAAAATCTTGGATAAGTCTAATTTCAGAATCATTGTCATTCTCTTTATCAACTTCAAGAATTGTTTCAAAACCACGATTGTCACGCACACCAATAGAGAATATACGAGAAATTTCATATCTTAAACCAGTGGTTTCAATATCAAATGTTAGTTTATGTAAATCTTTATATTCTTCAATTCCTTTGAATAGACGTGCACCAGTAGAAATAAAGAATTGATCTTCCAGACGTGGTGTATAAAATAAATGACGATTGGTAAATTTAACTCTACCTCTATTATCTTTAATTATTTTATTATTTAAATCTCTTTTCTTTGCAAATGGGTCTAAACCACCTTCTTTGAAAAATTCAAGCAACATATTATATGATTTATGGCTTGTAACTTTAATAGGAAAACCTTGCACTAATCTTGGTTGTCCACCAGTTTTCATTTCTTTAAAGGTAATACCATATTGAATCATTTTTGATTCCAATAGTTGCTTATCACCATTATAAAGAGCATAACCCATGTCTTTTAATTTTTTAGTATAAAGAAATGGGGTGTATCTATGTTGTTCAACTCTTGGAGTGGCATTTGGTTCATGAATTACACATGCAGCCGTATCTGTAAATGGGTTAACTTCTACATTTACTATGTATTTTAAATCCTCATTTTTACCTTCTAAAAATGATTGAATTTCACTAATGACTTGTTCTTTTGTTTGTTTACTCATACATTTTTATATTTCTTCTTTTTTTTCAGTTTGCAGGATTTTGTGTCAAAGGTATAAATAAATTTTGTATTTTCAAAGATATTTCTCTCTAAAACTTTTTTTGTGTTCATTGGAAATTCCCCGATAAACCAAAGAGCACATAAAATATTGTCAGGTAATATTGTAATTTTTTCACCAGTTTTATCGTAACGTAAATCATATGAAAAATGTGTTAAATCATTTCTATTCATTAACTTGGTAGATAAAAAATCTATACATTCATTATCAATCATATCAATTGCATCATTATTTTTCAAATTTAAAAAACTATATTTTGCATATATATCACCTAAACTTTCATAATAATTAGTTGCGAACCACACTGCTTCCATATTTTTCTTTTATTTTTGCTATGACCTCACCAATAACTGATTCAGACACATTTGATTTGTAATCTTCATTATCGATTACTTTATTAATTTCTCTTCTTTTCCCTTCTATTGCCCAAAAAACATATTCATCTACTGTACCAGAAAAAAGCACCGCATATGCATTAACAACATCTTTTTGCCCTATACGATGTAATCTATCCATCGCTTGATCGAGTTCACCAACTGAATATGGTAGAGATATAATGAATATTTTACTTGCAGCAGTAAGAGTTAAACCATAATTACAAGTTTGAATTGAACCTAAAAATATTTTTGTTTTACCATTAGGGTTTTGAAAATCTTTCACTATTGCAGCACGATCTTCTACTGACACATCACCAGTATGAAGACCAGCAATGTCTTTATAATGTGCTTTTAATTCATTTAATGAATCTTTAAAGTAATCCATTATAACCACCTTTTCACCTTCATCCAATATTCTATCAATGAATTCTTTAAGAATGTGTGCTTTTAATGATGCAGTAAATTGTCTTAATCTAAGAATTTTTGTTAATGGATTTTCAATTTCTTCATTTATAAATTCATTTGCAATACCTTCTTCAATATCATTATAAATAGATTGATTCTTACTGTCCATTTCAACCATAATCTTTTGAAATATCTTATCTGGAAGATCAGTGAGAACCTCTTTCTTTTTCTTACGGTGAGTAAATGGTTCAATTTTATGATATAAACTTTCCAAATCTTCCATTGAAGGATTCTTTGACCACCCACCAAATGCGTCTGGATCATATTCCATACCAAGATAGTTCTTATAAAAGAAAGTTTTATTAATCATAGTGTATCTTTTATTAAATGGTTTATGGAGTTTAATATATGAAAAAAACAATTATTATTGGCTTGGTCATTGTCCTTTTCTCTTTATTGATGATGCCAAACATCTCAACGATGGAATATAATGTAGTCCAAAAAGAACAGCAAATTCAGATACAACAAATCATAGATGTTGACATCATATCTTTATTTAACAAAGCAAGGATTCTCGATGATGATTATTGCTATGAGTCCTTTATTGGAACTTCTGTATTTCAAAATCTTGTAGATATCTTGATCTTTTTCTTTACTACATTTTTTAAAATAATTGGATCCATCATTAGCATTTCCGCTGAGGTTTTTGGTACATTGATCAGTATTATTGCAAGCATCATTGTATCAATTATAAGTATTGTTGCTCAAATCACGGGTTCAATTATTAATATTCTTGCTAGTCTCATAGGTCCAGTATTAAAATTAATAATAAGATTGATAGGTAAAACCGTAAGTATACTATTCAAAACACTCGGTTTTATCGTAGGGACATTGGGGTCAGTAATAAATGGGATCGCAAAGATTATTGGTACAATATTTGAAACAATCGGCCGCTTAATTGAAAGAATTATTACTTTTCTTTTTTCAAGTAATCTTGCAATGAGTAGCATTTAATTTTTAATCTATTAGAGTACCAAAATAAACCCTCATAAAATGATATTTGAGTTTAAGTTGTGAATTTGTATACTTTCTTGATCAAAATAGGGGTGACTATAGTCGTAATTATCGTGAGAAAAACGGTGATTGCCAGGAATTGATTCTCAATTGTTGTCGTGGATAGGAATCCATTTGATATGGCCGTACTTACAATAATGAGTGCCAGTTCCATTCGTGGAATCATTCCAACTCCGATTTGTATTGATTCCGTATTGGTTAATCCAGCAAGTCTTGCACCTATTCCACAACCAATGATTTTCCCAAGGATTCCGACAATAACAATAATGAGGGCAAAAAAACCAATAGTGTACAATGAGCTAAGATCATATTGAATACCAGTAAACAATTTTATTCCAATCCATATGAAAAACAATGGGACAAAAAATCCATATCCTAATGTTTGAACATCATCGACGATCTTACGTGATTTAATAGAGTGTCCGATGATGACTCCAGCAAAGAATGCTCCAATGATACCTGAAATTCCAAA